CTTCTACTGCCCGTATGTTCCTCTGACCGTGATGCGTACGGTTGGTGAGGAAGACTTCCAGCCACGTATCGGCTTCAAGACCCGCTACGGTATGGTTCACAACCCGTTTGTGAGCGGTGCCGCTGGTGAGAACTGGTACTACAGGAAGTTCACCGTTGCTAACGTCTAAGACGTAAGCCAACAAGAGTTATAACAATAATAATAACTCACTGAAACCCCGCCCCAGTGGCGGGGTTTTTCTTTGGTAGGTAAATAATATCATGCCATTACAGAAACTTGTCAATTACCCATTAGCAAACAACTTCCGATTCTATTGCTCGGAGGCTCCTCTTTTATCTGAACTATGTCAAGACGTAACGATTCCCGTTATCACACTAGGGCAATCAATGACACCTAATCGATTCGTTGATTTCAATGAGCCCGGTGAGAAGTTGCAGTTTACCGAACTGGACGTTGGCTTCTCTATGGATGAATATCTGGACGTTTACGCTGAAATCTGGTCGTGGATGAGCCGCATGGCGGGCCCACCCGGAATGAGTCAGTACAGGGAAGATGAACGTAAAATTGTGCTTGCCGATGCTGTCATTACCCAGTTAGATAACAAGTTGCAGCCTTCAAGAAAGTTCGTATTTCATGATTGCTGGCCGACTGAAATCGGTGCTGTTTCTCTTGACGTTGGCGGTCAAGGTGATACAATCAAAGGCATCGTGACGTTTAGTTTTACTGCAATGGATATCACACCTAACGATAAAGACTTGACAGGACTAGGCGATTTCGCTTATAATCATTAAACATGGATACAGCAAAAACATATAAAACTATTGAGCGTTATGTGACGGCGATTCAATACACGGGCACGGAAGAAAACATTCAGGCCCTTTTAGCATTTACAGGTGACTTTTATACATCCGGGCTGTTGAACACAAACGTTGGAGACTGGATCGTTCGAAAAGACGATGGTATCTCCGACTACACTCAACTTGAAGAAGACGAAGGTCTAGAATTCGAAGTTCTGACCAACGAAGAATTTCAACTAAACTACAGACAATCAGCTATCCCAGTGAATAGAAGCACCTCTTAGGGGTGAACATGATTATCACATTTCCTGATATTCTTGAGCCAATAGGTGGGCTTATTGCTTTTGAAAATGATTTCAGAGGCAAGAAGTTTTTTGTGGTTCGATTCGAAGACAACCCAATGTCTGATCACTTTTCATGGACTGAATTCAATCAGTATATGAATGGGTACAATGAAGACAAAAGACTTAGCAGGGTTGCACGATTGCATATCGTCAGAGAAGATGGCAATCTCTGGTGCAATGAAACATCATCGTATAGCCTACCTCATAGAAGAAATCTTTCGAATAGGTGGTCGGCTGGTCATACTATGATTCTCCCAGTTTTCGATACTTGGAGCGAAACGCTTTACAACCAGACAAGAGAAATCGAATATTACTACGGCCCCGGTGTATGTGATATCTATTGCAGCCCTAGGAAAGATTGCACCCACCTGCCACCTAGACATGAAAGAAAGGATCAATTCTTCTTCCATGTTGATGGTGAGATACGTTGGACAATTTACAAGCAATTTTTCGATCTGAGGGGTGATGAAGATTTAGAGCCTGTTGCAAAATTTGATCTGAAACCCGGTGACATTCTGTACATACCTAAGGGGCAGTACTTCAAAATGTACCCGCTTGGAAGATCATTAACAGCCGCATACGTATTGAATGAATCGAATAAAAAGGTCAAACAGCGACCCCCATATTTCAAATTTGAAAAAGATTAATGAACCTACACCAGCTAATTGAGAAATCGAAAGAGGACCTGAGACTCACCAGTGAATTGGATCGTGATGCTCAGGACCTTGCACGTAGAAAGGCACAATGGTCTGAATGGCTGTCGCTATTCGCTATTGACTGCAAGAAGGCGGAGTTGCGACTAAAAGAGATTCGATTGGAACGCTTCGAATACTATTACAGCAACTACCATATTACCTTAGATCGCCGTGACATTCTTGAGACTTACCTTCCCGGTGATGAAAAGGTACAAGAAGCAATGAAGCTTTATGAGGTTCACAAACAGAAGGTCGAACTTTGTGAACGTACCATCAAAGCATTAACCAACATGGGATTCGATATCAAGTCAATCATCGAATACCGCAAACTGATGAGTGGTATCATATAATGAGTAATCCAGAAGTACTATTAGACTTTTTTGAATGCGAGTTGCCAGAGAATCCAGAATTTCAATCTGAGGTGCTTAAAGCCTCTGTTGTTTCACATGGACTTTATCACATGCCAACGGAAGATGGTAAAGTGTATATTGTGCTTGTGCGCTCAGTGAACCCACCGAAAGAATTCAAGATTCGCTACATGTCGGGTGAAGAGTTTGCAGACCAAGAGAAGATCAAAAAGATTCTGAAACAGATGGACGCTGATCAGGCTCTAAATGACCTGCTAAATAATATGAATGATCAAGGCAGCAAAAATAGATAATATCTGGATGCATATTGAGTGTTCCGATGACGGAACGCTCATGGAGCTTCGTGACTATTTTTCATTCAAGGTCCCCGGATATCAATTCAAACGTTCACACATGGACGGTTGGTGGGATGGAACTATCAAACTGTTCAATGCCCAGACGCAACGCCTATATGTCGGGCTTCTCCCCTATCTAAAAGAATTCTGCCAGCTTTTCAACTACCCCTTGGAGATTGACAAGACACTCTTCACAGAAGAGGTCATGTCTCCAACGGCCGTGCGCGATTGGGTAGCAACAATCCCAATCTACAAGAAAGGCAAGCCTATCAAGCCACGCTACTATCAGATGGTGGCTGTTTACAACATGATCAACGCCAAGCGCGGTGTTTATGTTGCCCCTACTGCGGCTGGAAAATCCCTGATGATCTACCTTTTCTCATTGTGGTTCTTTCACAATGTAGGTGGGCGCGTATTGCTGGTTGTTCCGACAACGGGTCTTGTAGAACAGATGGCTTCGGATTTTGATGAATACTCGCAGGGAACATTCAGCCACCACGTTCACAAGATTTATGCAGGTAAGATGAAAGATGCCCCTGAGAAATCGTTGTACGTTACCACGTGGCAGTCAATCTATGACATGAAGAAAATCCCACCCGGCTACTTTGATCAGTTTGATGCTGTAATCATTGACGAATGTCACGGCGCACAAGCAAAGAGCCTAAAGGGGATTCTTGAGAACTGCAATGCGGAATTTCGCCAAGGACTGACAGGCACGATGCATGAACCAGAAGCGCATAAGTGGGTGATTGAAGGGTTGCTTGGTGAAGTGGTTGACCTCATTTCAATGCAAGAGTTGATGGAACGAGGCTGGGTGTCAAACCTCAAGATCAACTGTGTGGTATTCGACCACGACAAGGAAACGAAAGCCGAAGCGGCTGGCCTTGATTATCACGCAGAAATCAAATACCTGATTAACCACAAAAAACGCAACGCCAAAATCTTCAAAGCCATCGGCTCAGTCAAAGAGAATTCATTCGTACTCTTCGACAAAGTTGACTATGGAGAGTGGCTATATAAGACGGCTGAAAAACTCTTTCCCGATAGAAAGGTATATCTCGTTTATGGAGCAACGACTCCAGAGGAAAGAGAAACGATTAGAAAAGCCTTGGAAGGGGAAGAGGGGTCAATAGTGATTGCCTCTTATAAAGTATTCAGTACAGGGATTTCAATTGACAACTTGCATCATATCTTTTTCGCGGAACCGGTGGGTAAATCTAAATTCAGGATTTTCCAATCGATTGGTCGAAGCTTGCGCTTACACTCTGAAAAAGAATTTGCTTATCTATGGGACTTCGTGGACAAATTGACTAATAACAAATCCAAGTTGAATCACACCATGAGGCATTTTGTTGAACGTGTTCAACATTACAACACTCAAGGATTGCAATACAAAATCACTTCGGTCGACCTCTAATGGGTATAATTCGACCCTACAAGATCACATACAATGTGATAAGATACGACTCAAAGGCTGGCAGGACAAGGTGAGGACATTAAGAAAAAGCTTTTTCTTTCCTTCCTGCTCCTCTCCGTGTGAGGCGGAGCTTATCAGGAATCGACCCGGGATGTCAACCGGTTTTGTGAAATTAACTTCACCTATTGACTAGTGGTGATAAAGTGACCTACCATGTCGGTAACATAATGGACGGAGATCATGTCTACAAATCACTACATCGACAAAGAAAAATTTACGGAAGAAATGCACGATCATGCCGAAGAATGTAGGGCAGCGATAGCGGCTAAGAAGCCCATGCCTCGCTGCCCTGAATCTATTGGTGAGAAGTTCTATTTGATTGCGGTGAATGTTTCCAAGAAGGGCAACTTCTACAATTACCCGTTCAAGGATGAAATGATCTCCGATGCTCTTGAGAACATGATTCGCTATCGCTACAATTACGATAAGGCGAAAGGTGCCGCATTTTCTTACTTTACCCAGTATGCCATGTACGCCTTCATTTCCCGCATTAAGACGGAGAAGAAGGAACTGACAAAGAAAGCTAGATGGGTTCAAAAAGTCGCAATTCATGAGGTTGTGCCTCATGTGTTGGGTGATCAAGACCTTGATGATGATTTCAAGAATGAGTATGTAAACTGGTTGGTCGAATACTACGATGAAAAACTTGATGAGCATGAGCCCAAGAAGAAACGGAAAAAGCAAAAGGCCGAGCCAGTTGAGCCAGAGCCTAGAAAACCCGGGCCTCTTGGAATTTAGTGAAAAGTTTCTAGGTCGAAAACTCTATCCCTATCAACGGTCAATACTCAAGGCGATTGAAAGTGGTGCTCGCCTTGTTCTTTACACAGGTAGAAGACGATAATGAAAATTGCTTTTCTAGGTGACGCCCATTGGGGTGCAAGGGGTAACTCGGAGTACTTTCTCCAGAAACAGTTGACCTTTTACAATGAGGTCTTCTTTCCCTATTTGATCGAAAATGATATCAAGACGGTCATTCAATTCGGTGACCTTCTTGATCAGCGCAAATTTATCAATGTCCGAGTCATGTACCATCTGCAACGTGAATACTTGCAGAGGTTCGAAGACTTGGGTATTCGCCAGTATATCATCATCGGGAATCATGATGTGGTGTACAACAACACCAACAAGATTTCTGCGCTAGTTGAAATTGCCGACCCGCGCACGTTCCCGCATACGACCGTATTTTACGACCCGGAGACTGTTGAGTTCGATGGGTGTAAGATTGACTTCGTTCCGTGGATCAATAAAGAGAATGAAGCCGATGTTGCAAAATTCATGGAGAAGTCAAACGCCGATATCTGCGTAGGCCACTTCGAAATTAACGGCTTTGAAATGGTATCTGGTATCACCTGCAAAGACGGGTTGACAATGGATATCTTCTCAGGATACGAAACCGTGTATTCTGGGCATTTTCATAAACCCGGAAAGAAGACATTCAAGAAAACCCTGATTCATTACATTGGGACCCCATATGCTATGAATTGGGGCGACTATGGTGATGAGAAGGGTTTTCATATTTTCGACACCAACACCAAGGATACCGAATTCGTCAAGAACCCGAACACCATCTACGAAAAGATCATGTATGATGATACGGTTGTCAATTATGATGAGTTCGATGAAAAGCTGTACACGGACAAGATCGTCAAGCTGATCGTTATCAAGAAAGAAAACGACCTGATGTACGATAGGTTGATTGCCCGCCTGCAACGTGAAGCTTACGAATTTCTGATTTCCGACCTTGACTCTTTCGATGTGTCTGGTGGTGATATTGAAGGGGTTGATGTTGAAGATTCTTTGTCGATTCTGTTGAAAGCGGTCGATGGTATTCAGACCAAGCTAGATAAAAACAGCATCAAAAAGAAGATCAATTCGATTCACAAAGAGGCAGAAGACTTGATGGTCGCCGAATAAACCCGGTGGTTTTCTTGGTGAAAATCTAGAAAAATCAATGAAATACGTTATATTTACTTATATTTCAAAGAGTTACATTTTAAAGCATGAAAACTAATTTAGTATTCAAATCAGTTACTTACAAAAACTTCCTTGCTACGGGCAATAAAGCGGTAACGATACCACTCAACGACAAGCCAACCACCCTTATTTACGGTAAAAACGGGTCTGGCAAGTCAACGATGTATGAAGCCCTTTATTATGGTCTGTACGGCAAGGCGTTTCGTAGGTCAACGATTCCAGACCTGATCAACAACATCAACAACAAGCATATGGAAGTGCAGGTTGAGTTTTCTGCTGGTGGTCAAGACTTCAAAGTGATTCGCGGCCGTCATTACGCAAAAGGCTCTGGTGGTACATTTGAAATCTATCGTAACGGCAAGCTGATCGATCAAGAGGCTCGTTCATACGATTATCAGACGCACCTAGAACGCCACATTCTGGGCATGTCTTCTGCAACATTCATGCAAACCGTAATTCTTGGTTCGCTCCATTATATCCCGTTCATGCGTATCCGCAAATCAAAGGACCGCATGGCGATCATTGAAGAATTGCTTGACATTCAGATTTTCTCAAGCATGAATCAATGCACCCGTGACAGGTTGAATGCCATCAATCGTGACCTCAGGGATATGTTTCAGAAAGACGAACTTCTGACAAACTCCATTGACATTCTGCAAAAGCACATTGAAGAATTGGAGTCGAAAACCGAAGGACAGAAGTCGAAAATCAAGGCAGAAATCGAAGAGTTGAAGAAAACCAAGTTACAACTTGAAGGTGAAGTTAATACTTTAAACTCCCAGAGGACTGAAATCGACCTGAGCGCAAAAGCTGAATATGAGGCTCAGAAAGACAATTGGACCCGCTACAATACGCTGGCGACGAAAGAACTGGCCGACCTGAACAAGCATTTGAAGTTTTATGAAGAGTCTGATTCCTGTGATCGATGCAATCAGGAGATTCAGCCAGATTTCAAAGAACGCGCCATTAAGAGCGCCCTTGCCCGCAAGACTAAAGTAGAAAAAGCGGTGGAAAATAAGATCAAACCGGGCTTACAAGCGGCGGCAGATGGTCTGCAACGTATCCAGATTTTGACGGATAATCTGGTGGATTTGAACCGTCAGATCGTTGAAACCAACTCTCAGATAGACGGTCTGCAAGATCAGATTAACCGTCTAACCAAGTCACTTGAAGAGGAAAACGACACCACGCACATTTCAGAGAAGCGTGTTGAACTGGGCAAATTCAAGGGCCAGCGAACCAAGCTGTCAAAGAAACGTGTTGAATTTGAGACCGAAGCGGCTGAATATGAAGTGGTGCTTGCCCTGTTGAAAGACGATGGTATCAAGAAGAATATCATCAAAATGTACATTCCGATCATCAATAAGCTGATCAGCAAGTACCTATCGATTCTGGGCTTCCCGATCAAGTTCACCTTTGATGAGCATTTCAAGGAAAGCATTATTGTCAAGGGTCGCCGTGACCTGTCATATTCTTCGTTTTCTGCTGGTGAGAAAATGAGAGTGGATTTGGCCCTGCTGTTCGCATTTCGTGAGATACCGATTATTAGGTCCGGTAACTCATGTAATCTGCTGATCTTTGATGAGGTGGCTGACTCGGCTATGGATTCTGAGGGATGGGATCAATTCCTGACCATCATTAATTCAATCTCCGATGTGGGTAACGTGTTTGTTATCTCTCCGCGCGGGGACGTACTCGTGGACAAGTTTACCAAGTCACTCAAGTTCGAAAAGAAGGGACCGTTCTCAACACTTGACACTAATGTTTGAAGTGTCCTACCATAGAATCGGTTACTGATAACTGGAATTTATTATGAATGCTGAAATGTCAAACGTCTTCAAGTTTGAAGACCTGTCACATGTTGATGAACACGGTCCGGGTCAGGTCCGTGTCAATTCTGGTCGCCTGATCGATCTTGCCGACCCCCGCCCGAATGACTTTCTGATTGAAGACATTGCTTGGGCCCTTGGAACGATGGTTCGCTATAATGGGCATATTCCATATCCATATACGGTGGCGCGCCACTCAATCATCATGTCTTATTACGTGCCTGCTGAAAATGCGATGGAAGCACTTTTGCATGATGCAGGTGAGGCGTATTGTGGTGATATCATCAAACCTCTGAAACGCCTGTACCCTGATCTTGAGGATTTTGAGGACAATATCACTGCCGTCATTCACAACAAGTTCAATGGCGGTAAAAATGTGCATTTCAGTGATACGACCACAACGGGCTACATTTACAAGAAGTCGGATATCATTGCACACACGGACGTTCTGATCTACCAGCATGAATGCTACCGCTTCAATCGTCCGGGTCGTTACGTTCCGGGTATGCACAATGCGGAACGTCAGGCAATGCATGAATGTGGCCTTGGCTCACTGTACATGACTGGTATGCAGGGTGATCGTGAAGCTTTTCTAAATAGGTTTTACGATTTGTGTGGGAAGTACTAAATACTCCCGAAGATACGAGGTGTGCTATGAGCGAGAAGAAAGCAAAATTTAGATTTTACGAATCAGAAAGTGAGCATTTCGGTACTCAGTGGTTTTGGTCCCTTGTTGCCCCAAATAACAAAGTCATCCTTCAATCAGAAGGGTATGACAGTAAGTGGATGGCGATCAAGGGTTCTCTTTCTGTCCGTTTCAACTCAATAAGACGCAAGAAGTTCGAAGTCTTCCGCGGTGAAGACGGAGAACATTACTTTCGCCTGATCGCAATGAACGGCAAGACCATTGGACAATCCGAAGGGTATAAGCGTAAAGCTGGTGCCGAGAATGGAATCGATTCTGTCCAGCGAAATGCTCCTTTCGCATCCAACGAATTCCCTGAAAATTAAGGGAATATTCGTTTCGTCGCAAAAGGGGTTGCAAATCGCAGCCCCTTTCTTTATAATGGTGGCATGAAAACACTGTTTGAAGAACTTCAAGACGCATATGCGGAACTGAGCCTCCTTGAGGACGCCGCTAGCCCGTCGAATCCCTCATTTGGTGACTATTCTGACGCCGAATGGCATGATAAGTACATGTATCTAAAGGGTAAAATCTACGCTATTGAAGAATCTCTGGCTGCACAAAGCCCGTTTTGATCAAAATTTACCCAACAAATGCGCCAAAGCGAGTCCGAAAGGGCTTGCTATCCTGATCTAGTCCACCTACCATATACTTGTGATGAAAAAGACGCAACTATCAGACCGCCGTTCGATTGACATTCTCTCCCGCCTGCTTGCGGAAGAGAATCTTCAAATCGTACATGATTCGACGGCATCAACCGCCAGTTTCAACCCCGCCACGCGCATCCTGACGTTCCCGACATACGGTGATCAGATCAGTACTGATGCCCAGACGGGTCTTGCCCTTCATGAAACTGGTCACGCCACTGATTCTCCTGACGGTGATGAAACTCGCCGTCTGTTCAAGAAGTACGGCAAGTCAGTTGTGAACATTCTTGAAGATGTTCGCATTGAAAAGCTTGTCAAAGAAAAGTTCCCCGGCTCAAAGAAGTTCTTTGCGCGGGGTTACGATGAACTGGTTCTTGAACACAATTTCTTCGGTACGGCTTCTAATGAGAACCCGTTCGATTTCAATGACAAGTCGTTTCTTGATCGTGTAAACATTCACTTCAAGATCGGCGCGAAAGCGATGGTCAAGTTCACCAAGGCTGAACAGGCTCTGGTTGATGAAATCGCTGAAATTCGCACGGTCGAAGACCTTGAGCGGTTGTCGGCCAAGCTGAAAGAAATCGCAGAAGAAAACGCTTCTACTGATATGCATATGTCATTCGACCCCGCCGAAGGTGCTGGCGAAATGGGCGATGACGATGTTGATGTTCAGTACGGCGAGTCTGATGACCCCGAAACTGCCGAAGACGGTGAAGAGTCCGAAGCGGCTGACGGTTCTGAGTCTTCTGAGTCTGATGACGGTGAAGAGTCTGACGGTTCTGAGTCTTCTGAGTCTGATGACTCTGACGGCGAAGGTTCTGACGGCTCTGAGTCTGATGAAGACGGTGATGACTCTGACGGTGAAGGTTCTGACGGCTCTGAGTCTGATGAAGACGGTGATGACTCTGACGGTGAAGGTTCTGAGTCTTCTGATGCTGACGGTGAGGCTGGTAGTGAAGAGTCTGCCGATTCTGATGAAGACGGTGCTGACGCTGGTGAGGGTGATGACGGCGAAGCTGACGGTGAAGAGTCTGACGGTGATGACGATTCGCAGGGTGATGACGGCGAAGGTGATGAATCTTCCGAGTTTGACGGTGAAGGCGATACTTCTCCGTCTGATGAAGATACCGACGCTGGTGATGCGCCCGAAAATGACGGTGTTGATATCACGGTAGACGACCTTGAAGAGTCTGAGACTGAAAAAGCGTCAAAAGAGGCTCTTGAGCGTCTGGCCCGCAATGCTGGCATGGTCGGTCAGTTGCCCAAGTCAGTCAACATCCCCGACATTGCTCAGCCTTGGCAGGATATCGAGCCTTGGGTGAATCGTCTGATTGAAGACTACGGTCAGAATTGGGGCGAAAATCTCGCCAAGTTCCGCAATGAAGTCAAGCCTGTCTTGACCAAGATGGTTGCTGAATTCAATCGTCAGGCGGCTGGTACTGTTTCACGGCGCACCTCTTTCAAAGATACTGGTGTGCTTGACCCGATGAAGATGGTTCATTACAAATACAATGACAATATCTTCAAGCGGCGCAAGTATGTTCGGGATGGCAAGAATCACGGTGCTATCCTCTTTGTTGACTTCACGGGCAGTATGTCTCGGCGTATCGTTCCTGTCATGCGGCAGGTTGTTCTGATGGTCGAATTCTGCAAGAAAGTCAACGTGCCGTTTCGGGTTTACGGCTGGTCTGATCGGTATCTGCCGGGCAGTTTCGGTCGGGATGATGAATATGGTTCGATGAAAGGTCGTCGGGCTGAGTTCGGTACGGTCGGCATCACTGAGGTGCTGAACAGCGAAATGCCGAAGGCCAAGCTTGAAAAGTTCCTCAAGTGGGCACTGTCTGGCAAGGGTATGACGCCGGGTGGTAGCACGCCTATCGTTTCGGCTTTCTACCACACGCTGCCTCTGGTTCGCAAGTTCCGCAAAGAGTCTTCGGTTGACGTTATGAAACTGATGTTCTTCTCTGACGGTGACGGTACTGCGAATCTGCCGAATTGGGGTGCCAAGTCTTGGATCGATGAAGAAACGGGTACTCAGTACAGCAAGTCAGAAATGATGGACAGTTTCTTCAAAGACGGTAGCGTTTACCGCACCGACTACAATGCTCAGACTGACCAGCAGATTTTCTTCCTGTCGCGGGTGCTGAAAGACCGCTACAATGTTGATACGGTCTTCATGTTCATGAATGACAATCACAAGTCTTACTACTACGGTGGTCGGGCTATCAGCCAGCGGTTGAAGAATGGCATGTTCACGGCCGATGAAAAGCGTGACGCCACTCGGTCGATCAATGCAAATCTGATTGCTCGGGCTGCGGTGCGTGACTCTTACACCTTCATCGTCATGAAAGATGGGTACGATATCTCTCCGAAGGGTGTTGAACTTGAAGGCGATGTTGCTGGTATGACTCAGGCCCAGTTGAAGGCTGCCTTCTTGAAGGCCACTGTCCAGCGTAAGTCTTCGGTGCTGTTCGCTGAACTGGTCGCCGAAAGCTTGAGCAAGTAAGATGCTGGTATTCCGGGGATTGGGTAAAAATAACCCAACAAATGCGCCAAAGCGAGTGCAAAAGGGCTTGCTATCCATCCCCGGCTATGGCATAATACTATTGTACTAAGACATTAACCACAACGAGGTCCTACTATGGCTAAACGTGTTTCTCTTGATGACTTTGCCGCGATGGCAATGTCCGAATACGGGACACTTGATGTCCGCAAGCGGCAAATGAAGGAACTTGCTGCTAAGTTCGACGTTTGCATCCCTGCGGTCGTCAAAAAGAACAAGGTCGGTGTCGGCCTGTTTCGCATTGAAGGCAACCCCGAAGCTGGTGAGACCCCTGTGGCCGCGCCTGCTGTTGGCGTACCTGCGAGTCTGCCCGCTTCGAACCCCGTCACCACGGGCGAAGTTGTTACCGACGGTGGCGTTGCTCTCTCGTTTGAGAATTACAACGGCATTAAGGTCTTCTCGACCCCGCTGACCTACTCGCTGGTCCCTGAGCGTGACAAGAATTTTGTTGCTTGGGGCAACTTCTCGTTGGTCAAGAAACTGCTGTCTACTGACCAGTTTCTTTCGATCTACGTGGTCGGTGAGACTGGCAACGGTAAGACGTTCAATTTCGAACAGGCTGCCGCTCAGTTGAATCGTGAAATCATCACGGTCAACTTCACGGCGATGACCGATGAAGACGATCTGGTTGGTGGTTTTCGACTGGTCGAAGGTGACACGGTCTGGGTTGACGGTCCCGTCCTCGAAGCAATGAAGCGCGGTGCGATTCTGTTGCTTGATGAGGTCGATCTGGCCACCGAGCCTGTCATGGCGTTGCAGTCTGTCTTGCAGGGCAAGTCATACTTCGTTAAGAAGTTGGGTCGCCTTGTGAAGCCTGCACCGGGTTTCAAAGTTGTCGCCACTGCAAACACCAAGGGTGACGGTGACGGTGACTACGTTTTCACCAACGTTCTGAACAAGGCGTTTCTTGACCGCTTCAAAGTGATGCTTGACCAGCCTTACCCGTCGATCAGCGTTGAGCGCAAGATCGCCAAGCGGTGGGTTGAGAACAATGCACCTCACATTGAGGACGTGTTCATTGACAACCTGACTCGGTTTGTTGATGTTGTGCGGTCTACCTACGCTTCGGGTGGTATCGATGAACAGATTTCTACCCGCCGCATGGTCGACGTTCTCCAGATGTACGGCATTCTGGGCAATGCGTCTGAGGCGATCAAGCTGACGACCAATCGGTTTGCCGAAGAGGTTCAGAAGGCAATGTTGACTCTCTGGGAAAACATTGACAACACCCCTGACCCTGACGGTGCTGAGTCTGCCGCCAACAGCGGTGGCGACTCTGCTGACCCGGTTGCAGCCCCAGCCTCTTCTGGTGGTGCGCCGAATATCCCGTTCTAAGCGATGGGTACTTGACATAGGGTAGGACCTATGTGGTAGAATTGGCGTCAGGTGTAAAAACTTGACGCCTCTTTTTAGGAGAAACAAATGCAAATTTCGAAATCAACAATTGAGGTACTTCGAAACTTTGCCGAGATTAACGACTCCATTCTGATCAAGCCGGGCGACCGTCTGGTGGCATTTCACAATGGTGGAACTGTTTTGGCAAATGCGAAGATTGAAGACAACTTTGATGCCCGTTTCGGCATCTATGATCTGGCATCTTTTCTTTCGCTGACCTCGCTTATCGATAACCCTGATATCGATACCTCAAACTCTGACAGTCATGTTGTCATTTCTGGCAACGGGTCGAAGTTCAAATATTTTGTGGCCGATGAATCTCTGATCAACGTGCCACCGCAGGATGAATTGCAGATTCCTAGTCAGGACATTCAGTTCAATCTTGATGAAGACTCATTGAAGAGAGTCCTGCGAGCCGCCGCCGTGTTTGTTCTGGACACGGTCACAATCTTTTCTTCTGAGGGTAAGCTGTACTTTGGTGTATCTGACCCCAACCAGAAGAATTCAGATTCATTCTCCGTTGAGATTGGAGAGTACTCGGGCCCCGAAATCAAGCTGGTCATTTCAATTTCGAAACTGACCCTGATGCCGGGCAGCTATGCGGTGACGATCAGCCATTCTACTGGCCAGACAATCATTCTGTTTGACCATCTTGATCGTGACCTTCGCTACTGGACGGCACCCGAAGCTGATTCATACGTTGAACCTGTTTCGAAAGCCGCTTGAGGTAAAACATGAGAGAACAGTTCCTGTGGGTTGAGAAATACCGACCACAGACTATCTCGGATTGCGTTCTCCCGGAAAGTCTGCGAGCCCCTTTACAGGGGTTCGTGGATACGGGTGACATTCCCAACACGCTAATGGTGGGAAGTCAAGGTACGGGAAAAACGACAACCGCCGAGGCACTTTGCAAAGAACTTGGGGTAGACTACCTAAAGATCAATGCTTCGCTTGAGGGTAACATTGACACCCTGCGAACAAAGATCATGAGGTTCGCCTCAAGCGTTTCGCTTATGTCGAATAAGCGCAAAGTGGTCATTCTGGATGAGGCCGATTATCTAAACAAGCAATCGACCCAGCCAGCCCTTCGTGCATTCATGGAAGAATACTCGGCCAATTGTGGTTTCATTCTGACCTGCAATTTCAAGAACCGTCTGATCGAACCACTGTGGTCACGCGCCCCTATTCTTGACTTTGAGTACCCGAAGCCAGATAAGCCAGAAGCCAAAAAGCTGATGGTTGATTATCTGAAAAGGTGCCAAACAATTCTTGACAAAGAGGGTGTGCCATATGAGGCGAAAGCCGTTGCGGCCCTGATCAAGAAGTATTACCCAGACTGGCGAATGGTGCTGAACGTGTTGCAGAAGTACGCAACCACGGGCAACATTGATTCGGGTGTTCTGGTCGAACATGCTTACAGCCTGTCTGGTCTGGTGCCAGCACTCAAGCAAAAAGACTTCAAGACAATGCGCCAGTGGGTGGCAGACAATCATGACACCGAGGCTGCGTTTGTCTTTCGTGCGTTGTATGATCATGTCTATGACTTCCTAGTGCCTGCGACTATTCCGCAAGCTGTTATCATTCTGAATGAGGGACAGAAGGCGGATGCGATTGTGGCCGATAAAGAGTTGAACATGGTTGCAACGTTGACTGAGTTGATGGCCAGTGTTGAGTTCAAAGAATGATTCAGACATGCATGGACATTCTTGAGATTTACCGAGAGGCCATCAACAAGATTGATGACTATTTCGAATACCGCAATGAGTCTGAACGTGACAAGACCTTTGTCATGGGGGTGATTGATGAAATCACTCCAAAGATTCAGAAATTGCAAGAAGGAAAGAAAGATGGATAAGCTGATGTGGTGGGGTTACATGCATTCAAATGGCACCTTGCAGTTGAAGAGGTGGTTGGGTGATCATGCTGACTATACGACCGATTGTTACGGCAACCCGTTTGTTTTGAAAGTTGCCGAACCCTTCGAAGCCAACACGTATGAGAAGGCGCTTCACATTCTGCAACAGAAACTTGGTGGTGGTTGATGCAACTGTTCGAAGGTAATGATGCGTTTCTGACCACCGAGCATATTTGCAAGTCACTCAGGTCGATTGCAGAAGATGAAGCCAAAGAAGGTGAGTATCACCCGGCTGAACACATCAACTGGATCGCCGCTGACGCCATCGAAAGGCTGGTGGAAATGATTGACAAGAAACATCTAGTGGCAAGCCTCAAGGAGGCAATTCGAAGAATAGAAAATGGCTAATAAACCAAATCTTTGGGATTTTATTAAAGACCTCAGCCATGATAAGAACAGGCTGATCGATCAGGACCCAGACAACGAAAAGTTGATCAAGCCGTTTATGATCAACCGAGCGTTTTCGTTTGGTCCTGATACTGTGCTATATGCAAATGAAATGAACAAGGCGGGTGAGATTTCGAACCGCATGTTATATGATTATTACTACTTTTCGCTGAGGCCGAAGAAGCGTTTCAACAAATGGGCAAAGAAGACCAAGATGGAATACATCGATGCCGTTGTTGAATATTTCGGCTACAGCCAAAAACGGGCAGCGGAGGCTTTAGGGTTACTGTCAATGGAAGACTTAGAGAAAATCCAGAAGACTCTGGACAAAGGTGGAAGAAAATGAGAGAATTTGATATCGTGAGGATCAGCACCTATGGGGATGATGAGGATGATCAAAACATCCTAAAGAACAATCTTCGATACCCCGAAGCGGTGCAATATGTCAATCCTCTTGAGAGTGACGTTTTCATTATCGATAGCGAAACCCGTCAAATATGGAAAGCAAATGAATTCTTTCAGTGCGTAAATGTGCTGAGAGGTACGATGGTGATTGACAATGACTGACAGTAGGGCTCGTTGGGATCGATTCTTCATTGAAATGGCAGCTATGGTTGCAACGAAGAGCAAAGACCCATCGACAAAGGTAGGATGTGTACTCGTTGGTAAGGACAATCAAGTTCTGTCAATTGGGTACAATGGCTTTCCTCGTGGAGTTATGGGTGATGATGATCCGAATGGCCCGCGATGGGAACGACCAACAAAATATGAATACATTGAACACGCCGAACGTAACGCCATCTTTAATGCGGCGCGTTCAGGTATCTCAGTACTTGGTGCGAGAGCCTATATGAACTGGGAACCCACCCCATGCGCGGATTGCACACGGGCCTTGATTCAAGCTGGTGTATGTGAGATAATAGGGCCTGATATCCCGTTTGGCGGCGTTGGTGCTGGCGTTCACTATCATGTCGATCAAGAATCGGCTGCGGTGAACATGTTGAGGGAAGCGGGGGTTACGCGCACGCCTGTCCCTGTAAGGTTGAGGGTTAATTAAATGATGATTGCACGATTTTTCTTTGTGTGGTTACTGATGGCTGGTGGCATTGCGTCCCTGCTGTTTCTCTGGCGACTGATTACCAAAAACATGGTTTGGTCTGCAACCAAACTCATTGTGTCTGGTGTTCTGTCTTTTGCTCTGGCGATGTTTTTCTTTTTGATGGAGACTTAAAATGCGAAATATTTTTCTGGCTTTGATGTTGGTGGTCGGTTCTCTTTATCTGACCGGGTGTGGTAGTGTCGAATCTGAAACGGTGGGTGTGCGAACATCTTTCACTGGTAAGGTGAACACTCAGGAAGAGGGGCAGGGTTTCTATACCGCCGTGTTCTCAAGTCTGGACAAGTTCTCCTGCAAAGAGATTACGATTGAACTTGATGACATGCGACCGAAGGCTGGCGACAACCTGACGATGCAGGACATGGATATCGAAATCTTCTACAAGGTGGCCTGTGATCAGAATGCCGAACAGTACTTGAAGTATTCGAATCGTACCGCTTATGATAGCAATGCAGGCGTGAACTATGCTGGTTATCAGCTTGTTCGATCACTTGGCCGAGAAGCGTCTTACAATGCAGTGGCAAAGTATGATAGCTTGCAGGTCCACAAGAACCGTGAAGCAATTGCCGCTGAAATTGAACGTGCTACTCAGTCCGCTCTTAATCTTGATGACCCCGGCGTATACACTGTGACGAAGGTCATCATTCGAAATGCGACCACAGACCCGTCAGTGGAGCAGTCAATTCGACTTGCCGTGCAGAAGGACAAAGAACTTGAGGCGGTGACGAAACAGGTTCAGATTCTTGAACAGCAAGCGGCAGCTAATGCGAAGTTGCAGGTGTCGTTGACCCCTGAAATTCTGACGCAACAGTACCTTGAAGTGCTTGGTGCCGCTGCCGAAGGTGGTAATCTGAAACTGGTCGATCTTGGCTGTCAGGGTGGGGCTCTGCTAGATATCCCGCTTCGTGACAACAAGTAAAATCTAGTGTAACGTACAAGGGGCCGCATGTCGGCCCCTTGATGCATTTACATTAGGGAGAAATTCGAAAATCTAAATATCCTTACAACAACAATAATTGTGAGGATATCATGAATGAAGTAGTGAATTGGTCATTGGATGATGCTGTTGAAATTGCTCTACCCGACAACGATTCTTTTCTAAAAATCAAAGAAACCCTTCAAAGAATCGGCATCGCCAGCTACAAGAAAAAGACGCTTTACCAGACTGCCCATATTTTACACAAGAGAGGCAAGTATTATATAATCCATTTCAAGTGCCTATTTGCGCTTGATGGTAAGCCAGCTCCTTTCGATGAAGTGGATTGGGCGAGACAAAACAGCATTGCGAAGCTGTTGCAGGATTGGGGTCTGTGTGATGTTGTTGGTGAACTTGGTTATACCGAAGATATGAGTAAGATCAAGATCATCAAACATTCAGACAGGCATAACTGGAATCTAGTCGCCAAGTACAATATTGGCGAATAAGCGAATATACTTATTTTACCCAAGTATAACCAATTTCGCTTATAACTGGTTATAATTTGGTATACATTATGAAAGTCAAAGTGATCAGTGATCTCCACTTGGAGATGCTTTCCGAATTCAGTGTTAGTGAACTGGGTCGCCGTGTCGGGCGCACGCCAGCGGACGTGCTTGTGCTTGCTGGAGACATTTGCCCATTGAAGAGTAAGCGTTGGAAGCCCTTTCTGGAAGAGTGTCAGAAGTCTTTTAAGCTGGTTTTGTGGGTGCCGGGTAATCATGAGTACTACGGTGGTGACTATAAACGCGACAGAATCATTCACAGACGGCGTGTTGAAGAGTGGAACGCTGAATATATGTTCCGCTCGGATCATCCGTACCCGCCTTTGGTGTTTCTGAACAATCAGAACTATGTTTATGAGGGAGTCAACTTCATTGGTTCGACCCTTTGGACTGATTTTGATGGTCGTCGCCCAGATGTAATGAATCATGCCGCTCGGTATATGAATGACTTTCATCGAACCAAGATGGGCGGTCGAATGATGACCCCAAATGATCACCTAGGATTGCATGAGGTGGCGAAGCGTTACGTTTTTGCCGAAGTGCGCCGTGGTACTGCTAGGGGTGAGACTAACTTTGTCATTACCCACCATGGGCCAAGTTGGTTGTCTGTTGCCGATAAGTTCAAGCGTGAACAGTGGTCTATTCTTCTGAATGGTGCGTTTGTAAGCGCATTGGATGAAGCCGTAATGACACACGATATTAAATACTGGGTGCATGGTCATACACACGTTTCGTTCAATTACATGATCGAAAATACCAATGTGATTGTGAACCCGCATGGATATGGCGAAGAAAATGTTTGGGAGTTCAACCCAGACCTAATAATTGAGGTGAAATGAAATGAGTGATTTGCAGTTAGTACACAAGATCGTCTTTTTTGATTCGGTGGTTAAAAAGTGTATCGTCTTGGGTAAGTTTGTCGATATGGAGAACAATGCTCCAGATTCGAAGGTGGACCCCATTTCGTTTTTCATGGGTATCGTTGACAGGGATCATCCCGAAAAGGTGACTGTTGCCGATACGCTTGAAATTGCGAATAGGGGCATACCGCTTTCAGAGAGTACGTTCCACATGTTTTTCAACAAGAGGGATTACAACGAGCATGACCTTCTTGATGATTCCGATTCTTCGGTAGCAATTCGAATCAAAGACTGATATACTGGACGCATGACTTTTTACACCAATGTTGAATCGTTCGGTGACAAGATTCTCCTGCGAGAATTTGACACCACTCTGAATCGCACTCGCAAGAGAAGGGTTGATTTCAATCCTTCTCTTTTCATGCCTTCTGCTGACCCGACTGGTTGGAAGACCATCGGTGGCGATCATTTGAAGCGTGTTGAGTTTAACGGGGTCAAAGACTACTGGGACTTCCGTAAGCGTTACCGCGACATGGAAAAACCCATGTGGGGTGACATTTCTCCCATTGTTCAGTTTATCTCCGAAACCTACACTGAACTTGAGCCAGATATCAGCAAGGTCAGAATCTTCAATATCGACATTGAGGTTGACCATGGCGATGAATTCCCCGACCCTGAGAAAGCCGACAGGGAGGTGACTTCGATTGCCATGTATGACAACCAGACAAATACAATGTTGATCTGGGCCCTTGAGTTTGAGGGTTGCATGGGTTGGCATCCTGAGAGATTCGAAGAGGGTGACTGGAACGAGATTCGCCCATACCTTTTTCAGTATGAGGGGTTCGATGATGAAGGCGATATGCTTGAGTCATTCCTGCAATACTGGGAGAAGAATTACCCAGATATCATTACTGGCTGGTTCACAGAAGGCTTTGACATTCCGTACATTGTCAATCGATTGAACCGTGTGCTTGGTGAAGACACGGCCAATCGTTTGTCGCCGTGGAAGATGGTGCGTGAGCAACAGCAAGCGTTTGGTAATCAGGCGTCTTCTGCTGGGTATCGCTCAACCTACAAAATTGTTGGTGTTGCACATCTTGACTACATGAAGGCGTACAAGAAGTATTCCTATACCCCGCAAGAGTCATATAAACTTGACCATATCGCCTATTCAGAATTGGGCGACCGAAAGCTTTCATATGATGAGGCGCAGAACCTACCTGCTCTGTATCGAACCAATTTCCAGAAGTTCATCGATTACAACATCAAAGACGTTGACATTGTTCAGCGACTTGATGACAAGCGTGGTTTCCTGCGCCTGATCATTTCGATGGCCTACTATTCAAAGATCAATTTTGATGACGTTGCCTCGCCCATTCGTATTTGGGATGCGCTGATCTATAACTACTTAAAGCCGATGGGCATTCAGATCGAACCTGAGTCAAAGGCGCATAAGAGTGAAAAGTATGAAGGCGCGTATGTCAAAACACCTGTTTCTGGTCGCTATCATTGGGTGGTTTCTGTTGACCTTGCCTCAGAATATCCTTCGCTTATGCGTGGCATCAATATCAGCCCTGATCGGTTTGTTGGTGAGACACATAGACAAGTATCGGTCGATGCGTTCCTAAACAAAGAGATTGATAACTCTGAGTTGTATGAACGTGACCTTGCGATTGCCGCAAATGGCACGATGTTTGACAGGCGATCACCCGGCTTTATGTCTGTCTTGTTGACCGACCTGTTCAATGGTCGCAAGGCTGATAAGAGGGCAATGCTTCGATCACAAGAATTGGCCGAAGCCGCCGAAACAAAGTCCGAGAAAGAGAAGCACAAACACGATGCTGGGTTGCATCATACCAATCAGTACTCAAAGAAGGTGTTGCTGAATAGTGCCTATGGTGCGCTTGGTAACGAATATTTCAGGTGGTTCGATGTTCGATTGGCCGAGGCCGTAACGCATTCTGGTCAGTTGGCTATTCGTTGGGCTGAGAAGGCTGTTAATACGTATTTCAACGAAGTCCTAGGCACAAAAGAAGAAGACTACGTTATTTACATCGATACCGACTCCGTGTATGTCAACGCCGAGCCTATCGTTCAGAAGTTCATGCCGGGTGTCACCGACAAGACAAAGATCGTTGACAAGCTGGACCTTTTCTTTGAGAAGAAAGTCAAGGTGGCGATCAGCAATGCCTATGACGACCTGTACAAATACATGAACCACCGTGAGCAATTGATGTTCATGGATCGTGAGGTCATTGCAGATTCGGCGGTGTTCTGTGCCAAGAAGCATTACTTCATGCGTGTACATGACTCGGAGGGTATTCGCTATGCAACCCCGAAGATCAAGATCATGGGCATGGGGTTCATCAAATCGAACATCCCTGAGTTTTGCCGAAACAAGTGTAAAGAAATGGTGCCAATTGCACTTGAAGGTACCAATGCTGAATTCGTGGCCGAAATCGACAAGTTCAGGCAAGAGTTCGAAGCCGCGCCTCTTGAGGACATTGCTTGTGTTGTGGGTGTGTCAAACATTCGCAAGCACATGACCCGCGATGGCTACGCAAAGGGTACGCCAATTGGTTCAAAATCTGCAATCATTTACAATCGCCTGCACAAAGAGCATGACCTAGGTTCGAAGTATGAATTGGCTCTTGAGGGTGGTAAAATCAAGTACGTCTTTCTGAACAAGGCGAATCCGCTACGTGAAGAAACGGTTGGTTTTATCGACTTTCTGCCGCCTGAATTTAATCTCCACGCGCATGTGGACAGGCGTGAGCAATTCGAAAAGACCTTCATGTCGCCTCTGAATGAAATTCTGACGGCCCTGAATTGGGACCGCAAGATTGTCTCTAATCTATTCGGGTTTTTTGGGTAAATTCTACCCATAAAATGCGCCAAAGCGAGTGCGGAACCACTTGCTATCCAGACCCGGATCGCCTACCATATACTTGTAGTGACAAGAGACACTTTTGAGGCAATCATGAACATAGCTGACCGCAGAAACGACCTTCTCTCCTACATTTCTGACGCCCATAAGGACGCCTACGGCTTTCGGCCGCGCGGCATGGGCTACAATGAAATGTCGCTGGCTGAGTTGGAAGCGGAAGCTGACCGCCTCTCGGATGCGGTCTGTGATGCTATCGAAGCCGAAGAGGCTGCCTACAAGGCTGCCGCTGCCAGCTTCGAAGCCGAGGTCGCCCTGATGCTGTCGCACGGCGCGGGTTCGCGTCTGAACGCTATCAAGTGGATGCTTGACAGCCGCGACTTGCTTGACTACGCGAATTTTGCGAGTGGGTACATTGACGATTACGTCAATTTCTCGCTCGGTCTTAGTTATCGATATGACCTGCTTAAAGGTGAGGACAAATACTGATGCTGAACATACCTGTTGGTTCTAACGTAAGATCGTTTGACTTCGCGGTGCCGGGCAAAGCTTGGGGTCGTGATCTGACAGGTGAACGGGCCGCTTACGTCGAAGGTACGCTGGTCGGTTACGAAGAGTTTGAAGATGGTACGACAAGGGCTAAGATTCTTGTCACCAAAGATGTTTTTGGTGGCAGGGTCAAGGGCTCTGGTCGCATTGGCAACTATGTCTTCCCGCCTGCTAACGGTACGCCGTACGGCTTTTCGGGTGAGGCGTGTGACGGGATCGAACTGCTATGAAATTGATGACGAAAGCGCAAGAAAAAAAGATGGTGAAAAACTATCTTGCTGGCAAGGGTACGATGGACAGCAAACCAGTAATCAAGCTGTTCACACCATGGGCGAATGCAACATGGTATCTGTCTGAATACGATGCCGAGCATGACCTGTTTTTTGGTCTGTGTGATCTGGGCATGGGTTGTCCTGAAATGGGCTACGTGTCGAAAACTGAACTTGAATCAATCAGGGGTCCTTGGGGTCTGAAAGTTGAGCGTGATCTGTACACGACCATGAGCAAGACGTTCAACGAGATTCTTGCGGGTAATGCTCCGTAATGCATATCTGCCCGCTTGAAATCGTTGCAGTGTTGCAACTTTATCCAATGTTGATGGATTGGTACAGGAGTCGAAGGGAGAAAGTGTGATGAACGCATTCAAGTTCACATGGTTTCTGTTCAGGGTTGTATTTTACTCAGCCCTGATGGCCATTTTTCTGTATGCGCTTTCCGTGGTTCTGACCCTTGTGCTGGTTTTCAAATTCTGGTAGAATGGCATGTGTAGGGTTGTAAAGAAAAAGAACAAAGAGGTGTGTGCAACCACTGGTTTAGAGATTATCATGGAAAACGATTTGGGCTCTTACTGCAAACGCATGTGCGGGTTCGATGCCACTTTGTTTTCTAAGATGCAAGCTGCCCGTTTTCTAGAAGAAATGGGCCCGATTTTCAAAAGTACGTTTGAGGACGATGATGAACCAATTGATTTTTCTTAACGGTCGCAAATACGACATTTCTGGCCCCGATGGTAATGCATTCGCGGTGCTTGGTAATGTTGCAAGCTGGTTGCGGCAGTGTGGTGTTGACCGTGCTGAAATCGATAGGTGGCATGCCGAAGCAACCTCTGGTGACTATGAACACCTGTTGAAGGTTTGCTCAGAGGCGACTGGTATTAAGTTTGTCATGGGCAAAGAAAATTCTGAGTGGTTGAACTAACGGTATTATCATGATCATTCATTCAAAATTTTCTGACTATTACGACAGTGCATTGATGCATGGTCATGATGCGACCCGCCGTTATATTCGCAAGTCAGAGACAATCGAACATGACAAGGGTGAACAGTGGTTCAATGTTTACCCTTCTCTGAGAAGTTCTGGGTACACACAGACCCCGTTTTATGTCGGGTTCTGTGGTCGCGTATATGCGGGCTTGCGCTTGCAGTATGGGTACAAGTCATTTGATCGTACCTTTTATACCGCAGATGATCTTGAGAGGTACGTATATCGAATTGCTGACCCGCATTTGCGCCGTACAGAAGTCGCCGCATGGGAGCAGAGTCATTATTATTGGCGCACGGGTCGCAAGATGACTAGCGTTGATGCGGCCAATGAGTTCTTTGACTCTTATGAAGAAACAAACATGTTTTTTGAACTGGGCACCCCTGTTTTTCTGGTGACCTACAAAGAGATTACCGTTAACCCGAATCTTGGTGAGATTGAGTTCTACAAGATGTACCCGCCTCACCAAGCATTTCAAGAGATTGACATGTATTTGTCAGGTGTGCTTGGCAATGCTCACCCGCCAATGGTTCAAATCTCAGATGAGAATATGCGGGACAAGAAAGGTTTTGATGAGTGGAGTTTCAAGACTCGCCCAACAAAGAGGTTGTGATGAAGCGTAAAGTGCAAATTTTGAAAGAAACTACGGATTGGGAATTCCCGAATCACACGTATATTATCGATGCGGTGAGTAAGCGACTGATCGCCTACATCAAGGCGGGTACTGATGAGTTGATTCGGTTTTCTGGCAAGGGATTGCAATTTGACAGGAGGTTTCGCACATTTGATGTGAAATGGAGATACATGTGAAAACTGAAACACGAATTAAAATTCTGGCGAAATGCTACATGAAGAGCAAAAAGGTTCAGTCAGATTACATCAACAACATGGCAATTGAAATTGCCGATAATCTCAGAAAGCTTGAAGATTCGAACCCGGATGCATATTTCAAAGTTGTTGACCATCTGACTGAGATTGGGTACTATGCAAATCGTTGATATCAGCAATTGGGGTTTTCTACTGGAACATGACGGCATGCCATTTTTCATGCCTGTTGGTCCGAAGCTGCCAATGCAGATGCAAAGTCGGGTCCAGATTAAAGAAGACTTGGTCGTTGTGATCAAGACGGGTGATTACCCATTTTTTATTGACCGTGATGGTGTGGGCCATATCATCATGAACGATTCGGACTATGCACGTATGATTAAAGAATGCGTAGTTCATCATGTAATGCGCCGTTGACTGTGAATCGTGGAGTGTCCTATACTCCACGGTAACGTATTGGAGGAACTATGAAAGGCTACACGATTGAACAATTGCGAAATCTTCTGAGGCAGAATGTCTTGGAGATCACCTTCGTGAAGAAAGATGGCACCAAGAGGGTCATGCTTGCTTCTACCAATGGGCTGTATCTGCCTGAGCGTGATCAGGATGAAGAATCCACACGCACACGCACGCCCAACCCGGAGATTCTGACGGCATTCGATCTTGACAAGAATGCATGGCGTTCAATGCGTTTTGATTCTATCGAAACGTTCATTGTTACCGACCGTCCTGTTCTGAAATCATATGAAGAGGGAGTCGTGGCATGAGAGGCAAGAAAGCAAAAGAAATTCGCCGTATGGCAAGAGGTATCGCAACGGGCAATCGACTGCCCGATTTGCTGTTGACCAAAAAGCGTGTCGGTAAGAGAATGCTGGTAAATACAGCTTCGGGTCCTCAGCAAGTAATCATTCCAATCCCAGTAAGGGAGTTGGGTGAGTGTCTTCGTAAAGTCTACAAGGACCTGAAACGAGACTACAAGCGAGGAGTCGATATCTATGCTTAAACTTGATGCTCTGTTAAGAGCGTCTGGTAATGATGCCGCTACTATCGTTGGTAAGAGCGGCATTCTTACAGATGCGTCCGGGTATGTCAATACCGGGTCATTAACTCTAAACGCCCTTCTGTCTGGTTCGATCTATGGGGGTCTTATCGAAAACAAGATCACCGCTTTTGCTGGTGAATCTGGTGTCGGTAAGACTTACTTTGCATTGGACATTGCAAAGAACTTCCTTGAAGAGAACGAAGAAGCGGTTGTAATCATTTTCGATACTGAGGCTGCAATCACCGCAGATATGCTGGAAGATCGTGTTGGTAATACTGACCGCATTCTGGTCATCCCGATTACCACAATTCAGCAATTCGGTACTCAGGTGTCGAAGATTCTCACTCAATATGAGTCTGACAAAGAAAAGAACCCAGATGCCAAGCTGTTGCTGATTCTTGATTCTATGGGCAACCTGTCAACGTCGAAAGAAGTTGGCGACATGGAATCTGGTAGTGAAACAAAAGACATGACCCGCGCCCAGTTGATCAAAGGTACGTTCCGTGCATTGACGGTTCGACTGGCGAAGGCTCATGTGCCGTTGCTGTTCACGAATCACACCTATCAGGGTATGGGCATGTATGCTACCAAGCAAATGTCTGGTGGTTCTGGTCCTCTCTACAATGCTTCTCAGATCGTTTTTCTGTCAAAGGCGAAGATTGCCGAAGGGACAGAACGAATCGGCAACACGATCAACATGACGATGTTCAAGGGGCGTTTGACAAGAGAAGGTTCGAAAGCCTCAACCCGCCTGTACTATGACAGTGGTCTTGACAAGTACGCTGGTCTGGTTGATATCGCCAAAGAGTTTGAAATCTGGCCGATGGAATCGAAGCAATTTGTCATCGACGGCAAGAAGGTTTGGCCGAAGACTGTTGAAAACAACCCGGAAGAGTATTTCACAGATGAAGTGCTGAAACTGGTTGATGAAGCCTGCAAGAAGAAATTCCTATATGGGTCAGATTATGAAATGGTGGAAGAGAAAGAAGAAGAAACAGCCTGAGCCGCAATGGCAGTTTACCGAAGGCGTTGACTTTCTTCTAATACCTGACCTAGAACGAGTACGCAAAGGTGACCCTCACCCGTGGAACATTCAGTTTGCGGGTAGGGTCATCAAAGTTCATTCCTTGAAGATACCAGAAGCACCAGATGCTAATGGTGATTTTCGTGTTGCAGTGAAAGCGCAAGTGTTGTATGGTGAGGACTTGAATTCTGCTGAATCACAGACATTCGGTAATCTACTGATGGAGTTGGTTCAGCGCAACATGTACGCTAGGGATTAATTTTGGATATTTCGAACATCATTCTTGAATCACTGGTTACAAATGATGAATATCTAATCGCCGCATTACCCTACCTCAAAGAGGAATATTTCGAAGATCAGTATCAGCGTTATGCTTTTCGTGTCATTCGTGACTTCATCGAAAAGCACCACGCACGACCTGACCAAGATGTAATTCTGATTGAGGCTGAAAAGATCAAGGGTCTAACGGATGACGATTATGAATCAATTGTACAGCTAACGCAATCGTGGAAGGATAAGCCTTCCGCGAAAAAGCTTGATTGGCTGATTCAAGAGTCAGAAGAATGGTGTAAGAACCGTGCGTTTTATTTGGCTGTAAAAGAAGCCACAATGACGCTTGATGGTTCGAAGTCCAAGAATCGCGGTACTCTTCCAGACCTGATGCGCGATGCATTAGGTGTTTCATTTGACACTCAGATTGGTCATGATTTCTTTGAATCATGGGATCAGCGTTGGCATTATTACACCGACAAGCGAGAGAAGATACCATTCGACCTTGACCTTCTGAACAAGATGACAGGCGGCGGGGTTGAGAACAAAACCCTGAATGTTATCATGGGTGGTGTTCACTCTGGTAAGACTCGTATGCTTTGCCATTTCGCGGCTGCTTATGCGGCCGCAGGTTTGAACGTTGTGTACTTCACGATGGAAATGGCAGAAGAAAAGATCGCCCATCGTATTGATGCCAATCTGTTGGGTATCGCAATGGACGATTTGCAGAAAATGTCCAAAGATGCATACCATAAAGCAATTGAAAACTGCCGCAAGAAGACAAAGGGCGATGTGGTTGTTAAAGAGTTCCCAACCGCTGGCGCTCATGTTGGTCATTTCAGGCATGTCTTGCGTGAACTTGAACAAAAGAAAGAATTCAAGACCGATGTGATCATTATTGACTACATCAACATTTGTGCCAGCGCAAGAGCCAAATCTGGTTCTGATTCATACACCCTGATCAAGATGATCGCCGAAGAGTTGCGCGGCTTGGGGCAAGAATTCAATGTACCTGTTTGGTCTGCAACGCAGGTCAACCGTGCGGCATTTTCATCGTCAGATATTGACATGGATGATGTTGCTGAATCATGGGGTCTTCCTGCTACTGCTGACTGGCTCGGTGCAATCATTTCAGATGAGACTCTTTTGCAGTTGCAACAGGTCATTATCAAGCAATTGAAGTCAAGGTATTCAGATAAGAACCTGCTGCCGAAGGGTACTATTAACTTCGATAATAGTTTGATGAGAATGACTAATGCTCCACAATCGTCGGCACATGCACCATCGGCATCTGCTGTGCCACCCCCAACACATTCATCTGGTAAGCGTGATTTTTCCAACTTGAAGATTTAATTTCATAAATATTCAATGGCATCTGCTGTAGAAGGGATGCAAATGGAAGATATACAACACCCGGATGTGCGCCTCATGAAAAACGACAAGGCTTTCATGAGGGCCATCTGGGAGAAACGCTTAAAACAAGCCCAAACGATAGCATTTAACACCATTGGCGATCAAGCTAGGGTAAATAAAGTTATGGATGCGGTGTTATACAGGAACAAGACCAGATGAGAACGTTTGAAGAATATATTACAGAGGGTGGGCAATTTGGCCATTTAAGTAATATCTGGGAAGTAGGTCACCTGACCGTCGATAAACTCGTAGAAATCATCCACAACTCTCTCAGCCTAAAATTTGGTAAGGCTGATCTAAAGCTAGATTCAGTGGCAATGTCATTCACCGTCCGCAAAGACGGTGTTGTCGTTGGTGCGCGTAATAAAACCCAGTCCAAGAATTTTGGAGAAAACGGTCTAGATGCAAATCAGATGGCGGCTAAGTTCAAAGGTCATCAACTTGAATTCGCCTACACTTGGACGATTAAGAACCTGCAAGACGCTATCAATAAACTGTCAGACAAACAGAAGAAGAAGATTTTCAATGATGGTCGCAATTGGATGGCAGTAGAGGTCTTGGGCTGGGGCGCATCAAATATCATCGATTACGGTGGTGTCAAAGAACTGACACTTTTGGGCACCATTGAACATGACGAAGAAGGTAACAAGGTCGGTCATGTCAACAAAGAGAACGCACGAATTCTAGACGGTATGCTCCGTCAGAAGTCGGCTGAACAGCAATCCAAATTCCACATTCGCAACGTACCTACTGCGACATTCAAACAGATCGAAAATGCCGAATCATTGAAGAATGAATTGGCTGCCCGTGTCAAGAAGATCATGCGCGGAGCAAAGACGATCACCGAATACAAAGCAAAGCGAGTTCAAGAGTTCATGGCTCGCAAGATCAAAGACAGCAAGCTCCAGAAGATTCTGATTGACCGCTGGATTCACATGGACAAATCGACCAATATCCGCGATATCTACAACAAGTGGCCAGAATACAAAGACTGGATTGTGAAGATGGATAAAGAGATTGGCAACATCATCAAATCGATTTTGCTGCCTCTTGAAAAGGTCTTTCTGAAACTCGGAGCCGTTGTCGTTTCAGCCCTGAACGTCTTCAAATCTGGCGACCCATCTAAGACCGCAGACAAGCTACGCAAAGACTTTGATGCCGCTGTTGCCAAGATTCAAGCCTCTGGTGAAGAAAAGCTTGTGAAGAAACTTGCGCTTGAATTGAAGCGCCTTGAAGCCGCTGGTGGTCGTGAAGCCATTGCACCAGAAGAGGGTATCACCTTCTTTATCGGCAGTGGTGAAGATAAAACACTTGTTAAGCTGACTGGTACATTCGCACCCGTTAACCAGATCGTCGGCTTGCTATACAACATACAGGAGCGATAATGAAAACATTTGCACAATTCTTAGAAAGCGGCGAAATGGGCCCAGTTAAGAGCAAAGAAAAGACTGTTACCTTGAAGCATTCGAAATCTGGAAAAGAGATTGTCGTTGTTGCAAAGGCGTTGAAGAAATACCAGAAACTTGGTTATGAACTTGCCGAAGAATTAGACGAAGGTCAGATGTGGAAGAAGTTCATGAAGATGCTGACCGACTTCAACGACCGAATGAATATTGATAGTGGTTTCGAGGAACTTATTAGGACTGCTCAGTGGGCCGCTAGGATTACAAATGACCCAGACCAAAAGAAGAAGATCAAGGCGTTTGCTGCTGGTATTGCAAAGGCTGATATGAGTACGGTTGCTGGTCGCAATATAATCGCCAAATTGGAGAAAGACATTGCTCCTATTTTGAAGTCGCTGAATGCAACCATCAAGTTTGAATCAGAAGCCATGCAAGAAGCCAAGTTGGCTGGTCTGGCTGATATTCCGAAGATGAGTGACAAGAGCCTGCTGCGCCTTTGGAATCAGGCGAAAGATGATCAGGTTAGTCCACAGTTTGGCCAATTGCTGAAACGTGTACGTCAAGAAATTAAGAAACGAGGATTGAAGGTGAAGCCATGAAAAAGATAATGGGTACGATATTTGGGTTCATAGTTTCTATGAACGTTTATGCGTTTGATGTGGGTGATATTGTTACTGCGAAAGAGGGCCCGGATGCTGGCTTACAGGGTCGAGTGATGGCCACGTATGTTCATGATGGGCAAGAATCATTCGCTGTTGATTTCGGTGACAATCGCTATGGGCTTTACAAAGAGAAAGATTTAGAGTACCGTCGTAGTGGTATTCATCCAATTACTGACATAGAAGAGAAGAAGAAAAATGAAAATTAATTTAGACACTATATTTGGGGCTATGGATGATCTTGACTCTGCGGCCGAGACACTTGACAGAGATTTTTCGAAACCAAAAAGCCTTATGCGAGTTTGTAGCACCATTATAAAAAATGGAAAATCTTTACAGAGACACCCCGACCGTAGTTTAAAAAGATTGGCTAAGTCTGTTACTGATGGTGCTGGAGAACTACAAGCAATCATCAAAGGCTTCAAAGGTAAGTATGATGATACTTGGCCTGACCTTGAAGAGTATGAATCATTGGTTGAATGGTTGATCGAAGAGATATACAGCTTAAATACAGAACTTGAGCAAATAGCACAAGAAATGGATGAAGAGAAAAAACCATTGAAGACATTTACTCAATTCATGAACGAAGCGGGTTCAAGTAACGCCGTTGCATATGTTAGAAACCCATACAACGATAGAACTTCCGTGTTTAACCTGATTTGGAATGATGGTCGTACCCGCGATGTTGCTTTGCATATGTCGGCGGGAAACGGAAAAGAAATCTACGACTACCTAAAAAAGAACGGAATCAAAAAGGTTGACGTTAAGGTAAACACGAAAAACGCCAAAGAACACCTAAAGGCTCTTGACTATGTTAAGAAAAAAGGTATAAAGATCACAATCAAAGAAGGTGTGGAAATTACCGAGAAGCGCATGGGCAAGAAAGATTACGAAATCTATCACCGCCTATATTCCGATGCTGTACATGCTGCGGTTGATTTAGCGCAACGTAATGGCTATGAGGTGTCAGAAGATGATTTCTTCAATCAGGTCACCGTCGGCCCACGTAAGCCGTCTAAGGGTCAAACCAACAGTTTCAAAGTACAGCTTTTGAAAGGCGGCAAAGAAGTTCGCCGTATGCTTGTCTTCCAGATTTATGGAATGGACAGTGGCAATTATGAGTTGACGGCCTATATCTCATGAAGCCGTTCACTGCCTTTTTAAGAGAGGCGGCCGCTATCAAGTTGAGTAGCAGTCCATTTGCCGCGACAACTGACGATTATATCAAACGCTTGAGGCAGAAGTACCCGGCTGCTAGGGATGGTATGCGTATCGCAGGCGCGTATGTTAGCCTTACGGCATTTGCTGGTACTGTTGTGATCAATGAGATTTCATTGCCACATTCAGCACAGGGAAAAGGCACCGGGCATAAAGCGATGAAGGTGCTGACAGACCTTGCCGATGAAATGGGTGTTAAGTTACAGCTATTTGCTAAACCAATTGATCAAGGTCCAGACAGAGACATGATTTCAAAATCTAAGCTGACTGCCTTTTACAAGAAACATGGCTTTGTTGGTGCAGGTCGCATGATAAGAGAACCAAAATGAGAGCATTACTCCTAACATTACTACTTTTTGCATCATCGGTATTTGCCGACATGGCGACCGTTGTTGCTATACGTGGTGATGTTTACGTTGACGACCAGATGCTATTGCAGGGTGAGCCTATTGCAGTAGGGTCAACGATCAAGACTGGTCCGCGAAGCTTCGTTGTGCTTCATTTTGAAGACGGTGCAAAGATTACAATCAGACCATCATCAACGGTCACGATTGAGAAGTATGACTACCTTGCATCAAATGAAGCCGAGATTAGCCTTGTACAAGGCGGGCTTCGAATCATAACGGGTGCCATGGCTAAGACCGACCCAGAAAATTACAAAGTACGCACTCCCGTTGCATTGATGGGTGTTCGCGGAACAGAATTCTCAGTAATGTTAATGGACGAGAACTATGAAGACATTCAATAATTTCATCAATGAAGTGAGCAAAGGCCACCCAGATCGCATTGACCCGTATGGCAAGCTGTTTAAAGACAAGCACAGCCAGCTTCATCTTGTGGTGGGTGGTTCAAAAGCAAGCCCATTGTCATTGACCTTCGACCCTAAATGGGGCCAGATTAGTTCTATGGGTACGTTCGGTAATGATATTGAAAACTGGGTTCCTTGGACGAAGATGGTTAAGAAGCCAATCATCAAAAAGTTTATTTCGGCCGTTGAAATGGAACTTGATCGATTCAAATATGACGGCCGTGGGATGATCGATAGTGAATTTCAGGCCAAAGAAGCAATCAGATTCCTTAGCAGGATGGGCAGATGAAAACCTTTGAACAATACATCAATGAGAGTGTAACACAAGGCGAACTGAAATCCGTAGAACAGTTTGCCGATAAACTATTTGCCGAGTTTGACATTGATGTTGAGTTCACCAAGCACTTTGCCGACCGTGTAAATGATGCACGTAACAGGCCGGGGATTACGGCAAGAGAATTGAAGCAATTTTTCATGAAGGCATTCCAAGCACACGCACAGACCATTTCCGCAATGCCGCAGAATCGTCAGGCTGTTTTGAATGACATTCAGAAAGAGTTGAATCTACCATTCGTATATAAATGGGATGGTAGAAATTTTGAGTTCGATCTTGTGGCGAAAACGATCATGAGAAAGAAAGATTTCAAGACCCCTGATCGAAAATTGAGGTTCTGATTATGAGAGTATACAGAAAACAGATTCAGCAAGCAAAAGAGCCACAGAAGCCAGCCGAGACTACGGCGACACCTGCTGCTGAAAAACCGAGTATAGAGATTTCAATCCAAAGGCAACGAAGGGTTGATTTCATCAGAGATATCGTTGCACAAGCGAGGGCAAGAGGGTAATGCCTAATAACATCGTCAAGTCATTTGCAAAGAAGACAAAGCTTTCCGTAGAGAAGGTTGAATCTTTGTGGATGAGAGCAAAACAAATCGCAAAGAAAGAAGGCAGGGATAAAGACTATGCCTATATCACTGGCATTCTGAAACAGTCATTGAAACTGGAGTCGAAAGTCACCCCGATTGATGACCTAATCGCTGAGTGGGAGAAAGACCCAGTTTTGGCGGAGCATTTACGTGAGGCGCGCCTGTGGCTTGCTGAGTTTGTTTTGTCCGAAAAGGCGATGAAAGAAGTTGAACTTTTCGTTGGTCGTTTTCAGCCATTGCATATGGGTCATGCCACAGTTATTGGCAAAATGAAGAATCCAGTTATCGCATTGGTAAAGGGCAGTAAATCATCTGGTGATGCATCCAAGAATCCTCTGAGCGTCAAAGACCAAGCACGCCTAATCAAAAAGGTATACCCAAATGCTGTGGTGGTTGAAGTTAAGAATGGGTACATCCCAGATATTGCCCTTGCTCTTCAAGAGAAGGGTATGAAGGTTACGGCTGTATGGGGCGGTGAAGATCGCCGTGCTGGCTATGAGCGTCAGTTGCAGTCTTACGATTCAAAACATGAACCACTGAACATCAAATTCAAGCGCACCTTCGATCCAAGCGGTAATCGCATCGGTGGCACCAGTGCAACACTAGTGCGCCAAGCTATCCGCGATGGGGATGAAGAGACATTCAAGAAGCACATGCATCCGAAGCTTCACTCCGAATGGGACTTCTTGCGTAAGAAAATCAAATAATCAATATCTGTAAGCAATAAACCTGCGCCCGGCAAACTTGACGGGTGTCAGGGCTTTTGTGATATCCCCAGTGGTCAACAGCATCGAATTCTTTTCAAACGGTACGGTGGTGAAAACATCATCACCTTCCATTATTGTATCCCCTCCGATTTTGTCTTCTGGGTTTTCTTTTGGCATATAAAAGAATGCATCAAACACGCAATCTGGTTTGCGTGGTGCATATGCAGTACCGGGGTTGTCATAGACTACCGAAATTATACCTTTTCTTCTAGAGTCTGTTTCGTGTCCAATCTTTTCTTTGAGTTTAGGCAACACTGAATTTGCAAACCACCCCTTTAATGCGGCATAGTGGTGAGCCACGGTTGGGTCACGCAGTACATCGATTAGGTTCTGATCCAGTTTCTTGAAGTGGTATGGTGATATGTCGATACGCCTTCTGCCAACTTTTGTTGCTTTTATCGCGCCTATGTTGATGTTATCGAACATCCAAGTCAGATGATCATAAAACTCAGGCAGAAAGACACCTTTGATGAAGAGCCATTTCGCTGGCTCTTCATACAATTTTGCCTCAGTCAACCTTCTTGCAAAATGGATGTTATTTTCTAAGTACAAATCACGTAGCTGTTTGCCGTCCATAATTTATCGCCTTCCTGCTCCCGGTAGGGGCTGTCTTGGTGGGTTCTTTGAGTAATGATCTGCAAAGCCCTTAATGTCACTGTATACCTTTTCCAGAATGATGTTATCGTAGAAACGATGAATCAAGCTTGACAGAACCATTGCTGGTTTATCGGATACGTTCATCCTATATGTACCACGGCTTGGCTTGCTCAGAAAACTATAAATTGCAACCTTTTCGTTGTTTGCATCTTGTTCGATTGCAATTGAGAACGTTTCTTTCTTGGCCAAGCTTGTAGCACCCGTCCACTCAAGTTCGAAATCAACCGCAGTGTGTGAACCAATTGGATCGGCTGGGTCTGAAATTCGAACATCGGTGATTCTCACTGATTTGATATGAGAGCCGGGATTAGGGATATTCTTGAAACGTGACTTCTTCATCTTCTGGATTTCTTTCACAGCCATTTGGCCAAATTTGAACGCATCCATACCTAGAAGTGATTTAAGAGCCTGCCAGTCTTCTCGACCTTCATTCACAGACTCAAACTTGGCCATTGCTTTTTTGATATCCTCAAAGTCCAGATTCGAAAGAGCCTTCAAGTTAAGCACCTTCATGATATCTTCTGGCTTAACATCTGTTGAATCGACCTTCTTGAACTTTTTCAACATTGTCACAGCCGCTTTCTTGGCATCGATCTTTGCAATTTTGCCGTCTTTGGTTGTGCTGTTGCGAAAATACTTGTATTCGTCAAGTTCCTGTGATTCATGCATTCTGCGGGCGAAAGTCATTTCACCTGTTGATGCATTACGCAGGATGAAGTTCTTATTCTTGTATGACTGACCCATCCAGCTTTGCATCTTCTTGTAGAACGGGTTATCTTGTCCTAGGTAAACAGACCAACGGCCGTACTTCTTCTTGCCCTTAATGCAGTTAGAGAACGTTGCATTATCGCAATCAAAGACAGGTGAACCCCCGAACTTGCCATCTGGTGAAATACCAACAGCTTTCGGGATTGACTTGGTGGTTGTGTCTGATGCTGGCGTTGGCGATTCTGGAGCAGGTGCCACCGCTTCATTCAACACCTTGAATTCTTCTTCCGTCATATCATCGGATTCTGACATTGCATAGGATTTGACTCTATGCCATTTTGCAATTTCATCTTGCAATACTTTACCGATGACAGAACCAGAGAAATTCTTGACCTGCTTTTCAAGGTCGGAGATGATCTTGTCAATTTCTTTCGCTGACTGTTCTGGGTCTTTGCGTAGCTTGTCAAGGTTGGCAATCTTCAACTTTCTAATGTCAAATTTCTCTTCTAGTTCAGATTCAATGATGTTACCCTGAAAGTCTGTCTTCAATTTATACTTGCGAGCCATTGTTGATAGTGGTGGCATTTGACCAGTGAACGTGTGACTTGTAGCCTTAACAAACGCACGAATGGCTTCAATGCCACGAAGCTTCATTTGCGGTTTGATTTCTTTGCCCACCTTGTTGATGCCATTCAACATCTGCAAAGCAACAGGTGCCGTGGCTGGCAACTTGTCCAGTTTCTTCATAACGGCAGTGTGCAATAGTGTGTACAGGGTTGACATTTGCACATCTTCAACATTCGGCGGTAGCTTCACAGCCTCATGTAACTGCAATTCGGAGATGTACTGCAAATTCTCTTCCGTCAATGCTTCATCAACACTATCTTTGAGAACCATGCTTGCCAGATACGACAACCACGGCACTTTAGGTTCTGCGGCTGCAAGTGCTTTCAGTTTGCTCTTGTCAAGCCCGGAGATGAATGAACGCAGTTTCTTGAATTCTGGTGACTCTGGGTCGATCTTCTTGATCTTGCCATATGTCTTGCGAAGAGCGTTAAGCTGGTTATCATTGAATTCGTTCAGACCTTCTTTCAGGCCGCGCTCCTTCATTTCATACTTGATATGCATGACCAGCTTCATTGGGAGTTCAGTCTTATGCTGATCTTTCAAGGCCTGTTTCAGTTCCTTATCTGTCATCAATTTGACCATTTTCAGAACGTGGCGATCAGGCTTGAATGCGGCTTCTGTCTGTAATGCGGTCTTCTGCAACTGGGACAGCCACCCTTCATATTTGTCGATCTGAGCCTTGATGATTGGCTGAGTAAGGCCCGTTGCCCTTGCATATTGTTTCTTGAACAAGTCAATGGTTGCCTGCAATTCTTTAACGGCAAGCTTTGGGTTCGCAATTAAACGCTTCCAAAGTTTCTTCTCGCTAGATGCCATTGCATCTTTCATGCGAGTTACATCCCTACGCGCAGGCGTGCGGAGATCAAGTTCATTTAGTCCAAGGAGTGCGTTTTGCATGTCTACCTCTAAAGATTCGAATTGTTTAATCCAGTCCTTTGCTTGATTGTTATTTGGTCGCTTGTTCACCCAATTCATGATCTTAGAGTACCACTTGTTTGTTTCTTTGGCTAGGGATTGCATGTCACCATCATTGCTGACATTCCAGAAATTGGTGCCAAACAGACCCTTTAGCTTTTTAGCCTGAGCCCTGATTTCTTCGTGACTGTTGCGTACAACTGCGTCAGGGACAGAACGGGCGCGCATTTGGTTACGCTCAAGTGCTGTTTCCAATGAGGTATCGACAAACACCATGGCCGTGTCATAGCCCAGTGCTTCAAGAGCCGCTTTTTGCTTTTTGATCTTGTCCATGTTGCGGGCTGTTGAATCGATTACAAGACCCAAGCGGCCGTTCAGTGCCAAGTCCATTTGTTTACCACCAAGACGCTTTGCCTTGACTCGCATTGTATCGATTAACTCTGGGTCAAGCGTACCAAGCTTGAGAGATAGACCAGCTTTCTTCAAAGCCTGTTCGAAGAATGGGTCTGAGTTGATTGGTCGCAACCCCATAGCGAATAGGCCGAGTTTCCCTGCTACTGTTGATTTGCCTGAGCCGGGCCCGCCTGCCATAAAGATTGCTTTAAAAATACCGGGGTCGTTAATACCTTCATGCAGGTTAGCAATAACTTCTTCGACCTTCATTAGAAACGCTCCAATTCATCTGCTGTGATTGTATATGTGCGCCCGGAAACGAAATCTGAAACTTCGAAGATGGGCGTGTTAAGCATCGACCCAACCGCTTCGTAGTTTTGTTTTAGAAATACCGCATCTCCAGTCGCGCGGTGGACATAACGTCCTTTTTCCAGAGTATTTACCATTTCGGTGCTGTCTTCGTTCAGTATGACAGCCCTTGATTCAACGTGGGCTGTAAATGCATCTTCAAGAATCTGCTGATTTGTGATCCCCATTTCTTCTTTTAGCAACCACAATGCAACTGCAAATGAACCGAGTTTAGTTGCACCTCCCGGTAGCTTATCCAGTGTCTTTTTGATATTCTTGACAAGCACCTTCCAAGTTGGTAGTGCGCTTTTTTCTTCACCCGTTTCAGCTTTCTTGATTGTTTGGCCTTTCTTATCGATCAAGCCAAGTTTGTAAGCATCCCATTTCTCCCAAGGAGTGGTCAACTGTTTGATGAATTTGTATGCAACTAAGGCGTCAACGACTGGCATTATTGGTTCCTGAGAATGTATTCAATGTTAGGATCGGGCTTGATTCCTGTCACCTCTTCTGGTAGGATATTTAGGAATTCAAAGATAGCAACAAGACACGGCCAAAGTTCATCTTCGCAATAATAGAAGAATAGATTCACCGCAGGTCGGTTGCCAAACATGTTAGTGCAGACAATGACATGATTGAGCAGAAGGCGGATGGGTATTCTGCCTCTTTTGTAATAATTTCTCATCAATGTGCGAGCCACCACAAATCTCTTGCAATCTTGATCAAAGTCGCTTATACTGGTGCAATGCGGATTCTGATAATGCTTGGCGGCATATAACAGAAAGTTTTCTTTTGTTAGTATTTCCATAATGTAATTCACGAATAGATTTTCAGGTATATTTAGACGGTGTTAGACGAACAATATATCAAGATACTTGGTACGCGACTGGAAAGGTTCAGACCAATAGGTCAGCACAAGTACCAGTGTCGTTGCCCCGTATGCGGTGACTCAAAGAAGGACCGCAAGAAGTCTCGTGGCAACTTCTATATGTACAAGGGTACGTGGTTGTACAAATGCCACAACTGCGGTTATTCGGCTCGCATCCCGACAATGCTTGAGCGTATTGCACCTGATCTGTACGAAGAGTACATTATGGGTAAGACCCGTGAAAGGATGACCCAGTGGGTTGAATCTTCGACACAATCCCCGAAAAATGATACAACGCAATCCCCGAAAAAAAGTACGCCCAGTGTAGAGATTGACTTACCGAAACTTTCTGAGTTACCAGAGGATCATCCTGCTGTAAGTTACGCCCGTGGTCGAAAGCTTCCAGCTAAATACTTCCACGATTTGTATTACACGGAGCAATTCAAGAAGTGGTCTATTTCAATTGTTCCGGGCGCATTCAGCGACCAAAGTCTAAAATTTGATGATGCAAGAATTGTAATCCCGTTCCGTGATGCAAATGGTAAACTGTTCGCTTTTCAGGGGAGAGCCCTTGATAAGTGCAAGTTAAAATATTTGACCGTTAAACTTGATCAGGACAAACAAAAAATCTATGGACTAAATCACTTGAAAAACACCGCCGATCCCGTACTGGTGGTGGAAGGGCCCCTTGACTCTATGTTTCTTGAGAACAGCGTGGGCACGGCCGACTCCAGTCTTGAGTCACTAAAAGAAATGTTTTCACATCCCGTCTTCATTTGGGATAATGAACCAAGATCAGAGCAAATTGTGAAAAAGATGGAGAAGGCAATCAATGCGGGTGAATCAGTTGTTATCTGGAAAAGAACGAACATGTTCAACGATATCAACGATGCAATACAGAATTTTGGATTTACCATAGAGAAGATAAACGAACTGGTCAAGCGCCGAACCTTTAGTGGTTTGGAAGCATTACTAGAATTTAACAATTGGAGAAAAGTGTAGTGGACCAGTACCAAAAATATATTCATGCTTCACGATACGCCCGATTCCTCCCCGAAGAGAATAGGCGAGAAACGTGGGATGAAACCGTTGACAGATACATCGGCTATTTCAAAGACCGAAACCCAGATAGAGACATTCCTTGGCAAGACTTGAGGGATGCAATTTACAACCTAGAAGTCATGCCGTCAATGCGCGCCTTGATGACGGCTGGTAAGGCTCTCGACCGAGATAATGTGGCAGGGTATAACTGTGCGTATGTTGCAGTTGATGACCCAAAGGTGTTTTCTGAAATCCTATTCATTCTTATGTGTGGTACTGGCGTAGGTTTCTCAGTTGAACGTCAATTCATCAACTCATTGCCAGAAGTGCCTGATGAAATTCACCCGACAGACACGACCATTGTAGTCCGAGATTCGAAACTCGGCTGGGCCGTGGCATATCGTCAACTGATCGCCATGCTTTACTCTGGGTCGCTTCCCAAGTGGGATTTGTCCAAGGTGCGAGCCGCTGGCGAGAGATTGAAAACATTCGGAGGTCGTTCATCTGGTCCGGGGCCACTTGACGACCTTTTTAGGTTCACCGTCAAGAAATTGTAAGCTGAATTCGATTGAATGTCATGATATCGTCTGCAAGATCGCGGATATCGTTGTTTGTGGTGGTGTTAGACGTTCTGCCTTGCTGTCACTTTCGAACCTGACAGATGAGCGTATGCAACGTGCTAAGGTTGGTAATTTCTGGGACCTTGAGCCTCAGCGCCAACTTGCGAACATTTCCGTGTGCTACACCGAGCCACCTGACATGGGTATCTTCATGCGCGAATGGGCGACCCTACATGAGTCCGGTACGGGTGAGCGTGGTATCTTCAATCGTGTCGCCGCGCAAAAGCTGTGCCCGGAGCGCCGAGATAATACACACGCATTCGGCACTAACCCATGCTCGGAGATCGTCCTGAGGTCCAAGCAATTCTGCAATCTTACAGAGGTGGTTATTCGCAACGGTGACACCAAAGAACGTCTGAAAGAGAAAGTGCGCCTAGCGACCATTCTTGGTACTCTGCAAGCTACTCTGACAGACTTCCGCTTTTTGTCGGCTGCGTGGAAGAATAATACCGAAGAAGAGCGTTTGCTTGGTGTATCACTGACGGGCATCATGGATCACAAGACGTTGAGCCGTTCCGACGATCTGGCCGCAAGCTGGTATCGTGAACTGAAAGAAGCGGCTGTAGAATGCAACCAAAAGTATGCAGCAATTCTCGGAATACCTGAATCAGCGGCGATTACATGTACCAAGCCATCTGGGACAGTTTCACAATTGGTGAATTCTGCTTCTGGTATTCACCCACGTTATTCTGAGTTCTACATTCGCACCGTGCGCCAAGACAAGAAGGATTCTCTTGCACAGTGGATGGTTGATCATGGGTTCCCGGTTGAAGATGATTTGTTCAATCCGTCGAATTACGTATTCTCATTCCCACAGAAAGGCCCACATGATGCCGTGTTTCGAAATCAAATGTCGGCCATTGAACAGCTTGAACACTGGAAGGTCGTTGCTCTAAACTGGTGTGAACATAAGCCGTCGATCACCGTGTATGTGCGCGACCATGAATGGCTTGAAGTGGGTGCTTGGGTCTACAAGAATTTCAACATTCTGAGTGGTGTTTCGTTCCTACCGTATTCGGGAGGTATATACAAGCAAGCACCTTATCAGGAATGCGATGAGGCAAAGTACGAAGAGTTCAAGAAACTACTCCCAGAAGTAGATTTCAGCGACTTTAAAGAGTATGAAGATAACACCACCGGTACGCAGGAGTACGCCTGTGTTGCTGGAGTATGTGAACTGCCATAACTGAGTTATTCGCTATGAACAAGCTATACCTGCACCCGCTGCCAGTTAGGATGTGGCACTGGTTGAATGCACTTTGTTTTGTGTTGTTGATCCTTACGGGTCTTGATTTGAACTACAAGTTATTCGGTATCAGTAGAGTACCGCATGAGTGGATTGGGTTAACATTGACGGCCAACTATATTTTCTGGTTGGCCTATCATCTGTATTCTGATCAGATTAGCGTCTATCAGCCAAGCCTGAATGTCAAAGACTATCTGACAAGAGCATGGTTGCAGGTGCGCTACTATTCTTACGGAATCTTTAAGAAAGAGCGCAACCCACACCAGTCAAGATACAGGGCGAAGTTTAATCCTTTGCAACAGATTTTGTACCCTATTATCATGCTGGTGCTTGTACCGATTCAGATCATGACAGGTCTGATATTGTGGAACAAGCCGTACTTTATGGATTGGATAAAATACTTTGGTTACAAGACAATTGTGCATACACATGAATACCTGTTTTTCTTTTTCATTGGGTTCATCTTTATTCACATATTCTTGAGCGCACTGGGTAAGACACCAACGCAACATTTCAAAGCGATGGTGACAGGTTATGATGAGGAAGACAGATATGAGCCTTGAAGCTATATTAGAGGATCGTTATATAAAAGTAAGAGATATACAAAAGATCAGCTTGACGCCCGATGAGGTTTTGCTGATCAAGGTTGGCATCGATGGAATGAAGCAGGAAGATGTGAATGCAACGCTTTCAATGATCGCCAGAACATTCAGAGAAAATCTGCCGCATACGAAAATGATCATTACGACAGTGACGACCGAAAGACCGTTTGATGTATATGGTATTAACCAAGCATTTGTGATTGAGGAGAAATATGATGGAAGTGACAAAGATTCAGGAATTGATGCTGAACGTAATCAGCAACCCTAAGAAGTTTGTATCAAAGAATGAAGAGACAGGTGAAGAAACCACGATCTATCGCCAACGTGCGCTAGTCGGCCTTCGTTTTGCAGAAGGTGAGCGTGATTACCAGTATCTTGTTACGTCGATGGATTTGAACGATGCTGAAAAGCTGACTGATTGGGAATTTGAAAAGTTCACCGATGGTGGCATTCCAATCTTTCAGTCTCCCGCTTATCGACAACTTGAACTAGGGGTTGTTGCATGAACATAATGCCAGATGGCACTGGTTGGATTCTGCCTCCCCGTTGCGCGGCACGCTACACTATGGGCGTGCTTTGGCGTTACGGTGTTCAGCATTTGACCTATCATGATATCGTGCCTGAGATTGAAGTTTCTCAGATCATCATGAACATTCGCAATCCGTTTTCTCGTATTCGTTCATGGTTGCGTTTGTGGAACACGACCTTACCCCAGCCAATTTCAGCAAAACAATACATTGAAAACTTGCACACAGGCGAACATGGTGTTCAATGGGTGAATATTATTGATGTTCCAAACGGCATTAAGCATCCTTGGAAGTATGTCGCACCCCTACATCAATACATCGATGTACTTGCTAGGCATGGAAAGGCTGTCAATCATTTCATTCGCCAAGAGCACCTTGAAGAAGACATGGAGGCTGCTGGTTACCCGACAATGGGGTATGATTATGACCATACTTTGATTGAGCCGCCGACCGACGAAAAACAAATTTTGCAGTTTATGAAGAACCAGCCCGTTGCTGGTGAGATTGAAATTGGGTTCAGAGTAAGACAGCCGGGACAGAAATGGGAAGCTGGCGATGGTACTGCTGATCAAGAATTCTATGCAAAGAACCCGCATTGCGCGGATATCATTGCTACGTATTATCGTAAAGACTTTGAGACTTTCGGTTACTCTTTCAACATTTCTGATATCTGAGTGTATTCTTCATGCAGGTCCAAACGATCTTCCCAATGCAAAGCACTCGGGTAGTATTTGGTGAGAATGTTCCGATTGTAGAACAAACGTTCACCGTTGATATCTCGGGCTTCCAAGACATCCAACAGGAACTGGAGTTTCAATTCATGGTAATTGAGTTCAGTCCTGTTGATGTGGAAGCTGACGATTTCAAAGATGAAGTTGTCCTTGCCAAACTCTTCAATGTCCCTTTTAACGTCATCGGATGAAGAGCAGTAGGTTCTCCAATCTGATTCTTTCACCACCTTACGCCTACGTTTCTTTCCTTTTAAGGCGGGCAGGGTTCTACGTGCGTGGAAGACTTTCTTCCCCACATATCGCATACCGTTGACCTTGTTGATGATGATATAGACGAACCCAGCGTGATCAATTTCTTCATAATCCGGGTCGTATGGTTCGCCTTTGTGCGTCCAATGACTCATAAAACTTATTTACCTAAATAGCTGAGAGGGTATCATTATGCGAAAACTATTCGATTTCAAGTGTGGTGAATGTGGAGCAGTGTATGAGGCTTTTGTTAACTCAGACGAAACTCCGGTGTGTAAATCATGTGGCCTCACAGAAAAACAAGAAAAACTGTTAGGTGTCGGTCATGTCTATGCGACAAGCAACGATACCCCAAAAAGCACCCGTGACCTTCAACATTATTGGGGCAACGGTAAATATATGCCGGGATACAAACGATGAAACCATTCAGAAAATTTTTAGCAGACAAAAAACTTGCAGAGGGTAGTATGGGTGTAGCCCGTATGCGCGGCAACAAGGATACGCTTGACGATGTTCGCCTGAGTATGAGAAGGTTGGTGAAAATCTTCGATCAGGTTGTAGGTGGTTTCGAAATGTCGCACATTGACAGCAAAGCAAAGAAACAGGCGCAGATTATCGCAAGGCTTGATAAAGCCGTTAGTGATTTCGATGATGCCCTTTACGATCTGAAAAACTCAAAATGAACCAGTGGTCGCAGTCATCAAGAGATAAATTAGCCACCTGCCATCAAGATTTGCAGGTGTTGGCTAATGCCGTGCTGGCTGTCCATGATTGTAAAGTAATCACTGGGCATAGAACAAAAGAAGAGCAAGAGCGTATGGTGCAAGAGGGTAAATCCCGTGTGCATTGGCCAAACGGTAAGCACAACGCATACCCATCAAATGCTATCGACCTCGCCCCATATCGTCCCGGAATGAATCCATGGGAGTTCGAATACTCTCTGTACTTTGCTGGTATTGTACTTGGCATGGCTGATCAGCTTTATGCAACAGGTTATATGTCGGCACCTATTCGTTGGGGTGGCAATTGGTCGACCCAGCGCGATGGTCGTTCATTTAAAGATGTGTCGTTTTATGACGGCCTGCACTTTGAGAGAAATGTATGAGAACTTTCGAAGAATACCTTTACGAAACACCCAATACCAATGCAGCCGATGTAAACGAGTTGCTAATGGGTTTCTATCTTGCCGGGTCATGGGCAAAGTTCGATTCGCCTGCCGAGGCAAAGCGCCAGATTGAAGCAAAGAAGGAATTGATCAGTCAACAGCTTTACGATGCTCAGAATGAACGCGCCGAGCGCATGGCAAAGGAAGCATTAAAGTGGGCGAAAAAGAACGGGTATTCTGGTCAGGTTTCGAAAATCTATTGGACTGCTCGCCCCGGCTCACTGCAAAAGGCTGTTGGGAAAACAGGGCAAGTTGACAGGGGAAATCCGACTGACATTCTTATC